CGACTTCAGTAGGGTCATTAACAATTTATCAAAGAGGAGTTGAAGTTTGGGTAGAAATTAGTGGTGATCAATACAAATTTGATGGTTCTCCTCTTCAAATTGATTATCAATCATTTGGTGGATATTGGCAAGTAAATGGGGGTCCTCTCTATTATGGTACAGATCTATATATGAATATGAGATTTACTGATGGTGTTTCTATAGATTGGGAATGGGATAATGTTAGCTCATCATGGCTTAGTATTTTTGATAGAAGTGGTAATGGAAATGATTATGGTCCAACTTTAGACGCTTATAGTACCCCATCAGGATTCCATTATGTTGAATGTAGTGCTGGCGGAATATATGGTTATCCTCTCCACATGTATATAAATGGATATTAAAATAAATGAATATGAAAATTTTAAAAGCAATATGGGACTTTATTAACTCCAAATTTTTTGGATATGTAGTTGCTATAGTTTTAGTTATAATTATGGCTACTATGTGTCAACGAATGAGAGAGTTAAAAGAAGATTTGAGTCAAACAGAGCAGAATAATTCAGCTCTTACTGATACTCTTAAAAAAGAGAGACTAAAAACCGGCGAACTTCAATTCACAATTGATGGATTTATAGCTTCTGAAAAAGAACTTAAAAAATTAAACAAAGATCTTTATGATGAGTTACAAAAACAAAAAGGAAAGGTTATTTCTTTAAATAAAATAGTTATTTTATTACAGCAAGATACAACCGATCTTAGAAAATATATTGCAAAACTTGAAGGACTATTAGAAGAACCAATAAAATTAAATGATTCAACTTATTTAGTTCCTTGGACTCTTCATTATATTTATGACAAAGATACTACTAATTATGATTTATTCAAAGGACAAACAAAGGTTAGATTGGCGTGGGCTAAAAATAGATTGTTATTAACTCCTGATGATCAGCCTTCTATATTCACTAAATCTAATTTTGAATTTGCTGATGTTGAAGTAAAACATCTAGGAACGGAAATGACCTCAAGAGCAACTCAAATTGAATTAGTATGGGGTCAAAAATGGGAGAATGGAAGATTAAGAGTATTTGCAAATAGTGCTTATCCAGGATTTAGTGTACAAAATATGCAAGGAGTTTTGCTTGATGTTCCAAAACGCCCACACTGGTTTACTGGATTTAGTGTTAATTTAGGATTTACGCCTACTTATGACTTTATACAGAAGAAGCCTACAATAGTTTTTGGACCTTCATTTGGGTACACAATTTATCAATGGTAAAATAATTTGATATATGGCAGACGATTTATTTGATATCGAAGACGAAAAAGAACAAAGTTCTTTAAAGGGAGGAGATGATTTAGATTCAGACGAATCAAAACGTAATGAAGAATTACGCGCTCATGAAAAGGAATTAAAGGAGCTTTTAAAAAAGGTTCAGGAAGAACTTGGTATGTCTGATGAAGATTGGAAATCCGAACAAGGAAAACAAAAAAGAAAGGAAATGGCTGATAAGGTTCTTAATACTGCCAATGAAGTTCTTAAAACAGCCGGATCCTCTTTAGTTAGTCGAAAGAAAGCTAATGCACAAGAAAAATATATAAATCAATTTAATACATTGATTCCTTTTGGATATAATATAAGTCCAAAAGGAGGACACTGTAAAAGCAGTGGGCCGTGGAGTAATAAAAAATTATCGGAAAAACATAAACAAAACATATCGAACAAATTAAAAGGTATTAAAACATGGAACAAAGGAATTCCTTGTTCAGATAATACAAAAAGAAAAATTAGTAATTCTGAAAAGGGAAAAATACTTTCAGAACACACAAAAACAAAAATGTCAGAGGCCTCAAAAGGACGGCCAAAGAGTAAAGAGCATGCTGAAAAATGTAGAGTTGCAAATTTAGGAAAAAAACATCCAAAAATATATTGTATGCATTGTAAAAAATATTATGCTGATTATATGTATATTTTATATCATGGCGAAAAATGTAAATTAAGAAAATGAGTCAAAATATAAGTAAATACGTCCAGTTAAATGATTTCTTACTTTTAGAGTATGAATTTAATAGAGATGATGTTGCAATAAATTGTGACAGCCCATTTGTAGCAGAAACTATATGGGGTGTTAAACAATATTATACTAGTGGCGCAGCTGGAAATACTAATAACCAGCTTATCATGCAATCTGTCCCAACAAATTCTACTCGATCTTCATGGTATATCAATACTGACGACACATCAGTTTATTTTAATTCATATTTTGATTCTTCAACTGCCATTTCGCAAACAACATATCCACATGATACTGTAAAAGTTCATATTGTTTCTGGATATAATTTTGATGATATTGCAGGATTCTTACTTCAAATTCGTGCTGAAGATGCTTCTAATTATTTAGTAGATCTTTCTAATTTTACATGGATAAAACAGATAAAAGGAAATTATGTTGTAAAATTTGCTGTTGAACCCTTATTTTTAGGAAACCGATTCTATGATAAGTATGTTGAATTTAAAATACCATCTATTTCTCATTTAGGTGGGCAAACATTTGAACCTATAGAGGCATCTTTAGGAATAAAATTGCTTTCAGATGTTTATATTCAATATAGTACTATTCCTGAAATAGATAATTATCGATATGTTATTTCAGAAAAGATTCAATTACAATTGCCTGTTGAATCAAATGCAGATAAATTTAATTGTTATATTGCTGAATCCACAGCGGGAGATTACATCGAGTATTATGCAACATGGAATGACATTATCATTGGAGAATATATGGGTGATATTGAGAGTGGAAGAATTCCTCTATTTACTTCTAATAATCCAAATGATAATTATGAACAGTTTATTGAAGAATATGGAACTGAATCAGCAAAATGGGTTTTAATTCATGAAATTCAAGTTTATGAGCAAATTCCGCCATCAACGACATTAATGACTCAGAGATTTCAATTTACGCAGGATGGTAACTTTATGAGTCCTAATAAATTTAGACCTATTATTTTAAATGCTGATATAGCATCTACATATTCGATAGATTATATTTGTCGATTAATGAATAGAATGGATGGGTCTCAAATTATTCGTAAAGCTTCTTTTTCTTCAAATGATCCTAAAAAATATGGAAGAACATTCACAAGAATAAACATAGATAACTATATTCCTTATAAAGTATTTAATAGAATTCCAGGTGAAGTAGCTAATATTGTATCAGGTTCCGGCCCACAAAAAACTAAGTATGTCAAGATATTCTATGACACAACTAATGTGGTTCTAAACATGAATAATGAAGTCCTTCCACAAGGGACGGGGCCATTATTCCTTAAGGATGGGGATTCAACATATAAGTTTAAGTTTGAAAGATTAAATGAAAATACAGATCCTATTCAGAGAGAAAATGTTGATTTAGCAGGTGTTTATAATTATGCTTTATCATTCACATTAGATGATAAAACTAAAATAGAAGTGAATCCAACTTATTCAACAAATATGAATACAACATTAGGACAATTAGAATTTAAATTAATGGCTGATCAAGTTGCAAAATTATTAAGTCAAGCTAACAATGGATATTCGATAATAATTAAGAACTCTGATGGCACTCAATATATTTTCTATGAAGGACTCTTCTTTAGTTATAGAGATTATGATCAGGTTGTATTACAATACCAAGAAATATATGATGTTAATGGATTAAATACAAAAATTGCAGATCTTGAAACACAAGTAAAATCTCTTCAAGAAGAAAATGCCGCATTAAAAGCTAATCAATAAATATGTTCGTTGCTGAATCCATAGATGATATATTGAAACCGAAGGAATTAAACCCTGTTCAACAAGACGAATGGGAAGAATTAAAATGGCGACAAGAACAACAAAGAAAAATGAATAGCTACGCGGCAGAAGTATTAAATTGGATGTTAAGATTAGGAATGCCTAAAAGAGACAAACAAAACATTAATTTTTTTATGGGAGAAATACAAAAATTATTTCACCAAAATATGAGTATTATTGAAAAGGGATTTTTTAAAGATGCTGATGCACATGAATTAGCTGAATTTTTAATTAGACAACTATGATTTTAAACGCGTTAAATAACCAATTTGTAATTAGATTTCCGAAGAGTTTTTTCTACCCAGAAATTCATCAGAAATGGACTCCTGTTGTGAAAAGGTTAAAACTTCCTTATGAGAATTTGGAAGATTTTATCAATGCTTCTGTACAGAGTCTTACTTTTCCGTCAATTGAATTAAATCCTGTTGAACAAGGACAACAACAGTTCCGTATTGCTTATCGTCCTGGTAAGGAATTAGAACCATTATTTGATAAAAATTTAACGTTAACTTTTAAACTATCTGAGGGATTTATTACATATTGGATTTTATTTGAACAGATAGAATTATTCATCCAAATATATGAAGTTAAAAAACCATTTTGGGATCCAATGTATGTATCATTTTTGGATCATCATGGTTTCGAATTAGTTGCATTTTCTTTTGATAAAATAATTCCTATCGGCATGTCCCAGTTTGATATTTCATATGCTACAACTGCTGCCGAATTTAATACCTTTACTTTAAATCTTCGATATAATCGTTTTAAGATTAAGAGAAGAATTGACAATGATAACTATGATATTAAGGGCAGATAATATATAATAAAAATATATTGTCCTTAATGTTTGTCAAAGAATCAATAGAAGATATTTTACAGCCCAAAACTAAGTCAGAAATTAAAGGGGCAGTTTCTAAAATGGATGTTGAACAAAAAGAGAAATTGCTTTTTGAAACCGGCATGTCCCATTTTTATGGATCTTATGATGACTTCCTTGAATTTTTAGATGAAACATTAAGTGAAACAGGGATTTGGACACAGTTAATGGACATATATAATTCAAGCACCTTTGACGAATCTCCATTTGCTGACAATGATGATAATTTAGTATTTTCAAAAGAATCTTTAAAGGAAAAAATGGGGGCATCGGAATTAGTTGAAATGATGTTGTCTTCATTATCTGAAGAAAGTATTGATTTAGCATTAAGTAAATTAGTTCCTGGATATTTGACTGAAGGTATTGGCGAAGTTTTAAAACCTAAATCTCAAGAAGAAATAGATCAATCTATTAGAGAGATTATGGATATTGATGCTATTAGACAAAGAATACAAAAGGGTAAGGGAAAACTAATTGCTTTATATGTTTGGGAACCTGATTGGGATTTAACAAAATTTTCTAAAGATCCTAATTTTATCACCAAAGATTTACTTGAATATGTTTTAGAAGCATATAATAACAATTGGAAGAGACAAATAACAGTTTATACAATAGATCAAAATGTTGGTGGTGTTTTTACATCTGAAAGAAGTGGTCCAAGCGCGATGGCAGGTGCTAGAATATTACTAAACATTTGGGTTCAGGAAGATTGGCAAGATGAAAAAATTCATTTAGATTTACAATGGCAATATTGGTAAGAGAAAATATAGAGGAACTTCTTCTTCCAAAATCTGGAGACGAAATGAAAGAATCTATTCGTAAATTAGATTTAATGCAAAAATATTCATTAATAGAAGAACTTTGGGGCGAAGATTGGGAAGCATTTACAGATGACATTCGAAGATATATGGGTGATTGGAAATTTGAGGATATGGTTGGTGATATGATTTATATGAAACAAAATGAACAGATATGAAACTAGTAAAGGAAAGTATTAACATATTAAAGCCTAAAGATCCAAAGAAGATTGTAGAAGAATTAATCGATAAAGGATCTATAATGGACAAATATGCTATTGTGGTAGAATTATTTAGTGAAGATTGGCCAAAGCTACACGATGAATTTGTCGAAAGAGGAATAGATGATCAAGATTTGATTGATACATATATTTCTTTTTGGAGTGGTTCTTCTAAACGATCAAACAACGAAAAGATACATTGGATTTTAAGTGATATTCTTCAGGATCATGTGAATGAAATCACAGATGAACTAATGAAAAGAGCGATAGGATGAGAGCTAAACTATTAAAGGAATCTATCGGGGATATTTTGAAGCCTAAAACTAAAGAGGACATTCAAAAATATTTGGATCAATATGATCCTGAAGAAAAATTAAGGGCTATTAAGGATAAATTTCAAAGTCCTGAAGACGTAGTTAGATATATGATTGATGCTGGAGCAGATCAAGATATATTTATGGAAACTCTAATGGAAAAATTGAATGCAGAACAATTAAGAATGATCATCCGAGATATGATACCTTATCAAGAAGATGTTATTGAATATTTTTTAGATTATACTAATGATCAACAATTTGATGCGGCATTAAAGGAATATTTTGAAACTGAAAACCCAGAAGAAGTCAAAGATGTTTTGGATATTCTTTTAACGAAACATGGAATAGGAATTAAAAGTAGATATAGAGAATTTCCACATTTTGGATAAAATAATTAAAGAGATGGCAAAAGAACTATTAACTTACTATGATTTTCAATATGCTTCTACCACGAAGATATTTGAAGCTGAACAGGTAAAAGGATTAACCCCTGAACAAGTTCAAGAGGGTGAAAAACTATATAATGTACTTGTAGAAAAACTAGAAAAAGGAGAAGAAATTGACGAAGGGCTTTTAGGATCAATTGCAGGTGGTGTTGTAGGAGTATTAGTTGGTCCTGCCATTGGAAAAGCTATTTGTCGTGTTCTTGGAATAGATGAACATGGTACATTAGGAAAATTGATGACTAGCAGATTAGTAACAACTGCATTAGGTATTGCATTAGGAAAATAATTAATTATATGAGAGCAAAACTTATAAATGAAGATGTATTTAAACCAAAATCCGGGATGCAAATACAGAAAGATATTCAAGATCGTGAAAGACGATATGATGAAATAGAATCATTGATCGAAGATGAATTTGGCGATCTATTATTAAGAATTAAAATAAAAAATGACATAGTTAAATTTCGTGTTGATATGGATGCAATTGGTTATTCATGGGATCAAACAGATTTTGAATATGATTTATCTGATAAATCTTTATTAGCTTTAAGTGATGTTCCTGGTGGAGAATTATATAAGGATAATGTAGAAATAGAAGATCTTAGAGATGCTGTTGAAAATATAAGTGATTGGGAAGATGAAAGTTATGAAGATGAAGAGGAAGATTTAGATGAAGCATATGAACCCAAAGATTTAAAAAGAGTAAAAGATTTTGCGAAAAAATCTGGTGGTGATTTTGAAAAAGAAGTTGCTTTAGCACGTCAAATGGCCAATACACTTACCAATGTTAATAAAGCCATAGGAAGAGCTGAAGCTGCGGCAGAAGTTTATGGTGGTTGGAATGAAATAGTTCAAATATTCTATGATAAAGCTAAAGAATTAGGATATGATGGACCACCACCAGCAGAAAGACTTGAAGTTCTTAAAGATCATCCTATTCTTGGGAGTAAACTTCCTAAAGAACAACAATACAAATCAACTTCAAATAGAAATCCATATATTGGAAGAGGAAGATCCTGGCAAGGAAATGCTATTCTTCCATTAGGAAAAGTTGATTTAAGAACTGGTGAAAGCCCAATATTTAATGTTTATGATACTTGGGAACCTGATAGTACTGTTGAAGTATGGGTAGATCCAAAGGGCCATGATTATACTCATTTACAGGGTGTTGAAACACCATCGGCAGGAATTTCGAGTATATTAAAACCAAAACCAAAAGAAGAAATTGATTTAACAAAGAGAAAATTTTTCAATTATAGACTTATATTTACATCTGGGAGTCAACCTAATTTCCAAATTGGTCAAAAGCAGAACTTTTATCATGACCAAAATGGCAATAATATAGGGCAGTGGCAAATGGTTGATTATGTTCCGCTAAAATGGATGAGAGAATTAATACTTCCATATGGAGGACATATTGCAGGATATGTTTATAAATAATATTTTGAGTATGAAAGCACAAAAAGTATATGAAGCCTTAGGAGATATTTTAAAACCAAAAACGGCTGTTGAGGTTTTAAATCAAATTAAAAACATGTCTGTATCTGAAAAAATTAAAAGAATTCAACAGATGCAGAAACAACACGGACAAATGTATCAAGGGCTTCTTAAACAACCTGAAGTCATTGCGGATATTAGGGATGAAGTAAAGAAAGAATTACAAAAACTTGGTGTTATTGAAACAGTTAATTATATTGAGGAGATTGAAAAACAACTCCCTGATATTTTTTCTGGAATGAAAGATGATAAATTATTAAAAGACTTAAAAGACTACATTTTAAACAAGAAGGATTTTAATGAAAAAGCAAGATTAGTTTGGAGATTCTTTAAATCATGGCCAGATTTATTTAGAGATGTTGAAGATGATCCAAGAGTTGATCCAGAAACAAACCAAATAATGCTTCTATTTAAGATCAAAGGTGCTATTGATCGTCATGAAGTTAATACATTACAAAGTTTAATTCATGAAATGGGAGAAAGATACGGTCGTAGTAATATTCTTGATAAAGCAGCTAACATAACAATTCCAGAATCTGGAAGATATAGTGATAATAAATTATTTAATAAGAAAGATATTGAACAACTAAAGTTATCTTTATATAGAGAAACTCGTTCTGAAGAAGAAGAATTAAGGGATGAATATTATGATGTGTATGCTTTCATAGGTTATCCTGAATTTGTTGAAAAAGAAGTTGGTGGAGAAACAGTGCATAAGAAAAGGATGGGAATTGAAAATCTTGTTAAGCTAAATAAATATGACTTTGGAAGTTTATCACAAGTTCCGATGATGAAAATACGTGCTGCACATCAATATCAACATCAAGAAGGAACAGGAGTATGGGCTGTTTATATTCCTAAACATATGTGGGATAAAGAATATGCCCATAATGCAGAAATTCCAGATGACATAAGAAAATTTATTGAAGAAAATAAATTTAAATTATGATGAGAGCTAAACTTGTAAACGAAGGATTTGGTGACACTAAGATTGCCTTTACACATAAAATAAATCCAGGTTTATCTTTTGTTGTGTTTAAAAATCTAGATGGAAGAATATCTAAAATAGAGAATTTAAATCCCAGAATTAGATTTCCATTTAGTGTTGGACAAAGAATAAGTAGAAATATTGAAACATGGGCTTGTAATAATAACTTCTTAATAGATGGTAATGATCCTTGTCCTGAACAGAAAATTTTTGATGTTAGAGTATCACAAGTTCCTCAAGGACATGAATGGAGGACTATATTTCCAAATAAATTTAGATAGTTAAAACTTTATATAGAATGATATATAATATTATTAAAACCAATATTATATGACTCTAATAGGATTTGACTTTTCAATCAATAAACCAGCAGCTTGTATTTTAAAAAATGAACGATATTATTTTATATCGTGGCCTTATGGATTATCTGAATCCAATAAAAATATTTATAAAGATGCTCCTATTCTTTTAGTTGAAAGAACTGATGATAAAGATAAAGGAGATAATGTTTCTGAAAAACTTCGTTATGAAGTTGAGAATTCAAAATATTTAGCCAAACTTATACTTCGCTCAATTTCTTCATTTATCGATGACGAAACTTATTTGGCCTTTGAAGGTTTATCATATGGATCTTCAGGAGATGTTGTACTTCAGTTGGGTGGGTACAAATACATTTTAATGGATGTTCTATCAGATGTGGTTGCCTTAGATAATATGTATACATATGCTCCGATAACCATTAAGAAAACTGCTGGATGTTCCAAGAAAGGACAAAAGAAAGCAGATATGATTGAAGCTTTTAAAAATGCTCCCACCGAATTCAGTGATTATTTAAAAAGAAATGAGGGGGAATTTAAGACTAAGAAAGGAAACTGGCTTGTTCACCTTGACGATATTGTTGATGCCTACTGGACTCTCGAGACCCTTCGAGAAAAGATCAATAAGTAATTATATTTAAGTAGTTTTTCCTTCGGAGCTTAAGTACTTATTTTATGAACCTCGGGCCCCGGGTTTTAAAATTCTCGTTAAATTTTTGTTAAATTTTAACATAATTTGCTGTTAAAGCAATCTAACTAGATAAATACATAAAAACGCTATGACCGAGCAAGCGAAAATATTTTTAAAAAAGATAGATGAAAGAATTCAAAATGGCGAGTTCGATAAATCTATTTCTATATTTGTATCAAAAAACTTAATTCGTTCATCTATAAAAGCTAGAGTATTAAAAAAGGTTGAAACAGATGCAACCCCTATTTTATCTGACACAGAAATAAAAGAAGCAATTAAAGATGCCAAAGAAATTGGCGCATTTACAGCTAAAATATTTTTTGAAAACGGATTCATTGAAAAAACAGAAGATGGGTATAAAGTTTCAGAAAAAATAGAAAAATTGTTAAGACTTCCATAATTTTATTATATTTGTACAATGAGAGTATCGTTTGATTTCGATAGTACCCTAGATAGGCCTCATATTCAAGAGTATGCAAAAGAACTTATTGAAAGAGGGATTGAAGTATGGATAGTTACTTCACGCTATGATTGTGAGCATCATTTGGTAGCTTATCACACTACTCCTGAATATGCTCAAATGGCGAATAGGGACCTTTTCGAAGTTGCAGACAAATTAGGAATTCCTAAAGATAGAATCGAGTTCACTAATTTCATTGATAAATGGGTATTCTTAAAAGATAAAGATTTCGTTTGGCATCTTGACGACGATTGGATAGAAAATAGATTAATATTAAATAATACTAAAACATTAGCAGTTAATTCATGGGGCAATTCTGCATGGAAAGGTAAATGCGAAAGATTTCTTAGAAAGAAGGGAGTTAAATAGTTAGCTCCCTTCGTTTTTGAAATATATAAATAAAAAATGTTTTGCATACCTTTCTTTAATAAAAAACCTATGCCCGAACCTGTTATTACTCCAACTGACCCTATTGAACCACCAAAAGCAACTTGGGATTGGTCAGATCTTAAACCTTTATCATTAGATGATGAAGATTTAGTTCAAGTTGATTGGGTGAAATATTATAAAGAATATTTTACAAAGAAACAAATTGTAGTCCACCACACTATAAGTGGCCCTGGAATTAGCGGAGATTTAGAACATTGGAAAAAATTCAAAGAACATGTTGCTACTTGTGTAATTATTGAAAGAGATGGGAAAATAAATCAATTATTTTCTTCTAAATATTGGGGTTATCACTTAGGATGTGGAAATTATTCTCTAGATAAAGGATCTATAGCAATAGAACTGGATAATTGGGGGCAACTAACAGAACGTAACGGAAAATTATATACCGTTTATGATAATGTTGTAGATGTTCCAACTAGTGTTTACCCAATGGGATTTAGAGGTTCACAAATTTATGAAGCATATTCCTATGACCAACTTCGTTCTCTAGGAGAAATAATACTCTTATGGAATAAAACTTATAACATTCCATTAAACTATAATGAAGATATGTGGGATATTTCTCCACGAGCTCTAGGGGGCACTCCAGGCGTTTGGACACATGTATCATATAGACCATATCCTCAAAAATCAGATTGTCACCCCGATCCAAACCTAATTTCATTATTAAAAACCCTTTCAAATTTAATTTAAGGAGTGGAGACACTCCTTTTTTATTTTGAATAAATAAAATAAAGTCTTAGTTAATGAGAGCTAAATTTATAAATGAAGCTAGTCTTTTAAATCGACATAGAGTTAATAGTGCAGGAAAAATAGAAATAAACGTTAATTTATCCATTGAGGATAAGTTTAGAATGTTTGATTTCGAAATTCCTGAAGAAAAAGAAGGACCAATACTTTATAAAGGCCAACAGGTTGGCCACAAATTTACAGGAACATTAAGTTTAGATCCCGATTTTGTTTTAGATAATTTTAATTTAGTGAACAATATTATAAATTTATCCAAAGCTCCGTTTTGGTATGTAAATTCAAGAGAGCCTAAATTTAGATCAGATCCTTCTTCACCTTATGTTATATCAAAACAAGACGAAGGAAATGATAAGTATGAATATAGTAAATGGAGCCAAATCTATAAGATAATCGGACGAAAAAAAGAAAATAGAGAGCGGGTTTATAAGTTTAAAAATTTAGCTACCGGAGAAATTGAAAATTGGAATTTATATGAAGAAAGGTGGAGAAGAATTCCCGTAGATGATTTAAAAACATATTTAACTTCTTTACGAGATAAAATGAATGAAATGATAAGCGAAATAGAATGAGAGCAAAATTTATAAACGAAGCCAAAATAAATCCTAATAAAGATCTGTTTAATCAATTTAAAGAGATTTTTGTCAATGTAGCAACATCCGATACATGGGATCCGTTTTATGATTTAAATCAACAATTAAATCCATTAGATATAGGACTTGTAGATTTTGATGAACATATGGCTGCAATTCCTCCTGATGAAAAACGAGAGTTTCAAAAAGCCAATATGGTTCCTGAAGCAGGTATAAGGTTATTAGGATTTGACCCATCAACAAATAAAATTACACTTTATGTTGATAAAACTTTTGATGATAAAGTTGTTAAAATGTCTAGGGCCAGATTAGATTCTCTATTGAATAGATTGTGGTCTGGATTTGGACATGAAACAATACACTTACAACAAGTTGATAGAATGAAGGTTAAACAAAATCCTACATTTAAATCTAAAGAAGATTATTTTGGAAATAAACAAGAAATAATGGCAATGGCATTTAGTTTTGTTCAAGAGATGTCAGAGTTTCATCCAAAGGAAGATATACTTGGGATGTTAAAAAGTGCAATATATGAACCAGGACCACCAAAACGTATGCCTCCTCCACCACCTCCAGGAATGAGACCTCCTGAAGGAATGAGACCACCAATGTTTAGAGGAAGAATGTTAAGAAGACCGCCAGATCATCCTTTATTGGATATTTACAAAAAACTAGGTGGTAAAGCATATAAATTATTTTTAAAATATGCAGTTCAATATTTGGATGAATTAACAGAGAGTGTTGCGGAAGATGTTTTTAAACCAAAATCTCCTGAAGAAATGATGAAGGTCATTGAACAAGAAGGAGGAATAATAAAATTCATTCGTAAAGAAGTTTCAGATCCAGTCACAGGAGGAACATTCGAAAATGATGCAATTTCTTTAAGAGGAGATACATTGATATTTAACTTTTATAAAGATGATGGATCAGATCTACAATTAACTACACATATAGCATTTAGGATTAATGTTAAAACCGGAGAATATGACTATGAAGCATCAGGATCTTCTGAAATAAATTCAGATTTCTTTTATATGAATGCTGATGGTTGGCAATTACAAACAACATTATACGGAGACCCAAAGGGATTTACTAGTGAATTAGAGAGTAAGTTGTTAGAAATAACTGATGATGAAGAAATAAATGTGAGAGACGATTTTAATTCAAATTTTCCAGATTTTGAAGAAGATGACGAAGACTAATTTTTTAACTATTGACAATTGGCTTCTTGAAAAAAAGAAAGAAAAAGAACCAGTATATGGCTGTGTAATGATGGAACCTGCCAAAATCAAGGGGTGGGAAGAGAATCATTTAGCTGGTATTGAAGAAGAAGATGTTTTTGTAAAACCAAGTGATGATTCTTATGGTCTAGAAGAAAATCCACATATAACTATTTTATATGGAATTCATGAAGATGATATTGATCCATCCGTTATTGTTGATATGATGGAACAAAAATTAAAACCAGCTAAAGTACAAATAAAAGAGATAGGTGTTTTTGAGAACGAAGAATATGATGTTGTTAAATACAATGTTCCTGTGACAGAACAATTACAAACTTATCGTGATATGTTTATGGAATCATTTCCTAATACTCAAACCTTTCCAAAATACGAACCCCATATGACAATAGCATATGTAAAGAAGGGAACAGGAAAAAAATATAAAAAAGTTTTAGATGAACCCTTTGATGTGTTATTTGTTAAAGGAGTTTACTCATATCATAAAGATGGTGAAAAAGATGAATTGATTCGAAGAGTAGTGAATTTAGAAGAAAAAAAGAAAGAAGAAGACAAAAATAGTATTGTCAAATCAAAACCTTTTAAAAAGAACTAAATATAAGCAAAAAAATGGGTCAGTATTTAAATAACATTTTTAACATATTAAAAAAGATAAAAAAGATGGGTGGTAAAGCCGTTAAGGACGTTCGTCCGTTAGAAACAGATGAAGTTCAGCCAACATACGAATGGGTAGAACAAAATATTCTTCCACTTATTTTCATTGAAAAAAATGAAGCTATTCCTATAGGATCTTATGGAAAAAAACCAAAGGGGGAAAAATCTGGAGATATTGATGTAGCTATTGATGCGAAAAGATTTTTGGATAATGGAATGAAATTTGAAGAAATTTCAGAAGCCATTAATCAAATATTGAATGAAGAACATGGTTTTGAAACTACACTTTTAAAAGGATTTGACCAAGTATCTGTCAAAGTTCCTATATGTGGTGATGAATCAAAAGGATATGCTCAAGTAGATTTAATGCCTTCTCCTGATTTAAAATGGGCTAAATTTATGTATCATTCACCAAATCTCGCAGAAGGGGAATCAAAATATAAAGGAGCCACAAGAAATGCACTGTTAATGGCTCTAGTTTCAGAATCCACAAAAGAAGTTACTAAATTATTTGAGGGGCAGGCAGAAGAATATACTTCATTAGCCATAAGGTTTCCGACTGGAGTTTGGAACATTAAGAGATCTTTTATGGGCAAAAAGGGAAATATAGTTCAAAAAGGTACAGTTTTAGGATCAGAATTCATCACAAATGATCCACAAGATGTAGTTGATATTGCCTTAGGAGATGGTTATAAACCTGATTCTGCTAATTCTTTTGAAACATTATGGGAAATAATTCATAGAAAAGATTTTATTCATAAAGCTAGGTTAAACGAAATAATGACCAAGTTTCAAGTTAATCTCAAGAGCATGAAACAAGATCTGCCATCGGAGGTGGCAGAAAAATACCCTTTTCTTGTTGAAGGAATAAATGATGTCTTGAAACCAAAAGCAGAAGAAGACGTTATTAAAGATGCAAATGAGTATATTGAAAAAGAGAACTTAACATTATATGATTTAAAGAAATTACACAGATCAGGAGTGTTAAAACTTTTACCTAAAGAAAAGATTAGACAGACTATCATCGATACTGCTAAAACAAATTTGAAAAATAGATGGAGAGCAACTAATCTAGCCAAATCCTATAGTGATTGGATATTAGATTATATTTCGTCTGAAGATTATCAGAAAATATTAGATGAGGCCAAGTATGGAGAGTTAATGAATAAATATGGACATCTTCCATATGTTTTACCTAAATATTCAGGACAGGGACACAAAGAAATGATACAGATGGAGAAAGAGTTTAAGTTTCTTCATAACAAATATTTCTTTGAAAAAATAATTGAATTATTATATTATAAACTATCCCATAAATCTATATTTAGAATTGTTCAAGAAAGAATTAAACGTAATCAATTTTTATTCTTTGTAAAAGCAATAAATTATATTAATGATCATAAAAATAGTCATTATCCGCCAAGTCATGTGAAGGCAGTATTACGTTTGTTAGAGGGAACTGATAAACAAATTGATAGATCTGATTTTAGGGTGACTCGCGGAGATCAATTTGGATTAAAATTTGTTGATGATTTAGTTGATGATGGTATTTTAAGAATGCATAAAGAAAGAAATAAACAAATATTGACAGTTAACCCAAACTATAAAGATTCGGAAACATATGTATCAAATAATTACTATCCATTTTTAAAATATTTGTCAGAGAATATAGAAAAATACAATTTGACAAAATTAAACGAATCAAAAAATGAAATTTGAATCTCTTAAGGAATATGGTGATAAATTAGAGGGGATTACGATCCTTTATCCAGGAGGTTTTAAACCTCTTACAGGGGCTCATATTGATTTCATTAAAAGATATTTAGAAAAACCGGAAGTTAAGAAGGTTGTTTTATTTATAAGTCCAGGAAAAAGAGATGATATTTCTGCGGATACGGCATATTATATTGCTCAAAATGTTTTATCTGGGATGAATGCGGATGTAGTATTGGATAAAGATTCATACTCTCCAATTTTATCATGTTATCGCTGGATTGAAAAACCCGAGAGAACTCCTGGAAAATATGCTTTAGCTGCCTCAACAAAGGGAAACGATTATAAGCGTGTTAAAGAATTCGTAAACAATTATTCTCCTGAAAAGTTTGGGAAAAATCTTCCAAAGGGAGTTGAAATTGTAGAGCTACTCATAAACGCAGATCCATTAACTTATTCTAATGGAGAACCAATTTCTGCAACAAGAACTAGAGAAGATTTAGCTTCTGGAGATTATGAAAAATTTAAAGAAAATTACCCGCAATTACCCGATAAAAAGATAAAATTTATTTGGGATGCATTAAATAAATCAGATAACAAAGAGACAGATTTCCCGGTATTTCCCGATGATTTAGAAGAAGCCGGCGAAGGTATTAGAACAGGAAAAGAAGATATTTATCCATCAGACAAATATAAAACAATAAAAGGAATTTACGAAATGGGCGGAGCAGCAGGACACATACAAAATATATGGGAAGCTTCAGATTTAACGTTTGAAGAATTAAGAGATATTATAAATAAATCTCTTCATGGCGAGTTAGAAAATATAACTGAAAAGTTAGATGGTCAAAACATCTTAATTACATGTAGAGATGGAGTAGTATATTCAGCACGTTCAACCAAACATTTAAAAAATTTTGGTGAAGAAGCCATGGACATTGATGAGATGGATTATTATTTTACTGATCGAGGATCCCCAGAAAGTGTAAGAAAGGCGTTCGTTGCTGCAATGGAAGATTTTCAAAATATTTTTGATTCAACACATATAAACCTTAAAAAGATTTTTGGAGAAGGCGTGCGTTGGTTAAACATAGAAATTCTTTATACTGATAATGAGAATGTAATTCCTTATGAAAGAAATCAATTACGAATTCATCATTTAAGAGAATTAGATAAAGACGGCAAAATCGTTAAGATAATTGAAAAAGGAAAACTTACTGAATTAATAGAAGAAATAGATAGACTACAACGTGAAGGAGAAGTAGATAATACTTTCTTAATCAAAAAAACAGATCCTCTAATTATAAAATATATAACAGATTCAAATAATATAGGAGAAGGATTGATTCGTAAATTAATGGTACTTCAAACTGATAACAATTTAGAAGATACATCAACAATAGCCGATTATATAGAAGCAGAAACAAGAAAGTATATTGATAAAAATTTACCCGAAGAGGCGGATGAAGAATTTAAACAAACTCTTGCTAAACGTTGGGGGAAAGGAGATAAAACTATAACAATAAACAAATTATTAAAAGATAAATCCGAGGATTTACAAAAATGGGTTAAAGAACAGGAGAAAGATGTAAAGGATCTTACAGAATCTATATTAGAACCATTTGTTGACATATTCACAACCCTAGGAGTAACGGTTCTAAAAAACCTAGAAGGACTTGCTACCATGGATTCCGATAAGGCTACTAAAAGTATTCAAGACAAATTAAGTAGAGCAATGGATCATCTAAAACATTTTATGGAGAAAAAAGATGTAGAAGGTGTTGAAGCATTTAACAAAAAAATAAAAGAGATGGTTAAGCATCTTGAGCGTCTTGAAAAGTCAGGAGGAATTCATTCTGTTGTTCCTGTAGAAGGAATTGTTTTTCAATATAATGAAAAAATACTTAAATTGACAGGGAGCTTTACACCTCTTCTTAGAATTATTGGCTTTTTTAGATTTGGCTCATGAGCATAGAAAATATTTTAGTTCCTAAAACAAAAGAACAAATAGAACAATCTATTAATGAATATTTAAAAGATGCGTATCCATTAAAAAAATTCATTCAAGATTATAAACCTGTAAAGAGGGAACTAAAAACATATGCGTATATAATATCAAAACTAGATGAACTGGCTGACAACATATATATTATAAGTGATAAAAATTCATTATACAGAACTTTAGTACAAAGGTGTTTTATGACAAACTCAGTTAGAAAAAAAGTTGATTTTACTGTAAGAGGAAGTTGCTTTAATAAAGCACTTATTTATGGAGAAGAATTTGCTATACTTGAAGGAGGATCTTTAGGATTGACTGCCATCATGATAGGCAAAGATAAAATTTTAAAAAAAATTTTTGAAGATGTTTGAATTACAAAATCCTTGGTTCATACCAGTTTACATATTTTTTGCTATTTTACTAGGTGCAATGGCATGGAATATGGTAAAATTCATCTACTTTATAATAACATTTAAAGGTAAAAAACCAACCAAAAAATTTGTTAAAAAATAGATGCAATATATTTAATATTAAATCATTATCTGTTAAAAAAATTTAACAGAAAAATGAAAACTTTTGACGGGTTCATTAATATATAATATAATTAAACGGACTAATAAGGTACCTAAAAGTCTAATAAGAGTAATAAACTAAAAAGAGTAAAAAGATGAATGAAAATTATGATGCTCTATTTAATCCTAATGTAGAGATTAAAGAGCCAACTTCGAAAAACGCTGAGGAATATACTCCATCAGCAGACAAGGGTCAAGGCGGAATCTACCGCGCAATAATTAGATTTATACCCTGGTGGCAAGATCCCACATACGGTTCGATTCAAGAAAAATGGGTAGCATGGCTTGAAGATCCAGTTACTCAACGAGGTCGCGCAGTAGACTGTCCATCTTCAGTAGGTAAACAATCAATCCTTCAGGATATGTATTGGAAACTTAAGAAGAGTGATAATGTAGCTATGCAGAATAAAGCAGCTATTTTCTCTAGACGACACACATTTGCTTCCTTAATTCAAGTTCTGCAAGATAAACAGCAGCCAGAATTGGAAGGTAAAATATTAGTGTATCGTTATGGAGTTAAGATCTGGGAAAAGATCAATGCCGAACTTAAACCTATTATAGGTGAAAAGCATGATCCATTTGATATACTCACCGGAAAAGCTTTTGCGCTTGTAATTACTAAGGTTTCTGGCTATAATAATTATGATCAGTCAAAATTCCTTAGCGGAGAAAAAGAGAGGATTCCATTATGTATTCCTAATGCAGAAGGCAAACTTATTCCAATCACTGCAAAAAGTGATAAGAAAAAAGTATTTGAATGGGTTAAAGAAAACTCTCCTGATCTTAGTAAGTATGCATTCCAGGAATGGGATGAAGATACTTATGAATACGTTAATCACGTAATTGCCGCAGTGACTGGTCAAGCAACTAAGTCGCAGAACTTTGCAGACGTAAAGGGAAATAAGGAGAAGAGCAAAACAGGCGCTCCTGCAGATGCAGCTTCTATAACATCACAAGAACTTAATCTTGATGACCTTGAAGATGGTGGGGAATCAACACAATTTCCTGACCTAACAATGCCTGAATTAGATTCAGACCAAGGAATTCAAGGAAGTCTTGATGATGTCCTAAATAATCTGTAAAAATGAATCCCTTAATATTACAAGAGGATATCGCTCTTCACGAAGAGCGATATCCTATATGGGGGTTTAAACATGGCGATGTAGTTAAAACAGAATCAGGTGTTGGTATATTTGGAAATTATTATAAATCAGCTGAAAGAGATGATCTTTGTGTTGTTTATATAGTTTCAAACGATTCAACTGATGTTTTTTATAAAAAATTCATAGAAATATGGGAACAAAATAATCCATTTTCTAATACTGCAAAAACTGTTGTTTGTTTATCTTCTGTATCTAAAATTTATTTAGAAGATTGATACATTATGTTTACATAACAACTAATGTTGTCAATGGTAAACAATATATTGGCGACCACTCTTCAAATAATTTAAATGATAATTATTTGGGAAGTGGTGTCGCCTTTAGAAAAGCTATTAAAAAATACGGAAAAGAAAATTTTACAAAACAAATTTTAGAACTATTTAATACTAAGGAAGAAGCGGAAGGAGCCCAATTGTTTTATATAGAAAGATTTAATACGTTAATTCCAAACGGATATAATATTTCACCATCAGGTGGAATACATTGGGGAGGTGTTCATTCCGAGGAATCTAAACGTAAAATGAGTTTATCTAAAAAGGGAAAGCCATCTTGGAATAAAGGAAAAACAAACGTATATTCAGAAGAAACAAGATTAAAATGGTCTGAAAAAAGAAAAGGAAAAAAACTTAGTGATGAATCAAAAATAAAATTATCAAAAAGCACAAAAGGTAAAATACTAAATCCTAACACGAGACACAAAATTAGTATTTCAAAAATGGGAGCTAAAAATCCTATGTTCGGAAAACCCGCTTGGGACGCCATTAATAAAATAGAAAAAACTTGTGAATTTTGTGGAATTAAAACAAACATAGGAAATTATGGTCGATGGCATGGAGAAAAATGTAAACATAAATCTTAATACAAATTTTGATATAGATTTCGATAAAACTATATCAAAGGAGGAATATGTAGAACGACTTATTTACTTGTTAAATGGAATTTTGAAACAGCGTTTTCCTGATATAATTCCTAAACAACAAATTAAAATTCATCGTGATCGCATATCGTTTGCGTGCCCAATTTGCGGAGACTCAATGCAAAGCTCTTTTAAGAAACGTGGAAATATTATTTTAGAAGGAAAACACAAAGGTTATTATAAATGTTTTAATTGTGGAGAATTTAAGAGAGTAGATCAATTCTTCAAAAATTACAAAATTGATTTAGAATTAGATGTAGTCAATTATATCTCAAATAATTTAGGAGATTTTACCACCACATCCGGAGGGAAATATGATATATCCCTCCTATTAGATGTGAAGACCATAGAGGGACATGCCATTGACAGACAGGAGCTCAAAATGAAATTTGGTTTAACCGAAGTTAAAGAGTCTCCTGTCTGGTCATGGTTAGTTAGAAGATTACAATTCAAAGAAGAAAAATTTCTTTATAGTCCTACAAGAGATTACTTATTAATATTGAATTTAACTCCATCTGGAAAAATAATTGGAGCCCAAAAACGATTATTTAAAGGTGATGTCAAATATATTACTTTTAATTTATCAAAGTTATATGAACTTTTAGGCAAGGAAAAAATAGTTGGAAAAATTGCTGATGAAATGGATGCAATATCTCAATTATTTGGGATAATGCAATTAAATTTTAATCAGCCAATCACTATATTTGAAGGTCCATTTGATTCCTTTTTATTTAAAAATTCAGTTGCAAATACCGGTGCAAATAAAGCATTTCCTTTAGATCTTCCCGTACGATATTGGTTTGATGATGACAAAACCGGGACAGAAAAAACGCTTAAAATAATAGAAGAAGGAAAGTCTGTTTTTCTTTGGGAAAAATTAAAAAAAGACATGAATTTACCATACAGAAAAAAATGGGATTTAAACGATGTCGTAATATTTGCCAAAAAAGAAGGAAAACAACTTCCATTATTTGATCATTATTTTAGTAATGATCCATTGGATATAATTGATATTTAATTATGGGAGACGAATTTAGAACCGAACATGAGATCATGCTTTGCAAAAAGTGTGATGGAACAGGTGTTTTTAAATGGTCAGAATTAGCCGATTATCATAAAGGTGAATATGATTATTATTCTGAAACATGCAAAGAATGTAATGGTACAGGAAGAATAGTTAAGACAAAAAAATGGCAAGTTATTTATGAACCCTTTGATCCGAAAAAATGGACCGATAAAAATATAAGGTTTAAGTTAAATGAAGAAGATAAAAAGAAAAAGTAGGGGATTAAAAACTCACTTAGATTTTAGGTTTGAAATCGATGAGGAAATTCCCGATTTTAATTACGAAATTCCGTTAAAACCCAAAGGAAAAAAGGGTAAAATAAATATAGTGAATATTAAAAGAAATGCAAGAGACTCTTCAACAAATTCTAAGCTCTTTTGATGCAAATGATTCAAATGAGACAAAGGAACCAGATAAACCAAAAGAAACTCTTGAAGCAAGATTTGCGAGAGAAAGAATTGAATATTCTGGTAGAATAAAAGAGATGTCAGATAGAATGAAGGACATCTTTAAAGTTAGTGAACTAATGGTTGATATTTATACAGAGCGTCAAAGGGCGGTTGAATATTATCATTATCTTATTTCCATATTCAAAAAGGTAAGTAGAGCATACACTAAAGAATGGTCAGAAAAATATCAGCACTATTCATTTAAATCTCAAGTTAGATTTCCAAATGAAAGAACTAAAGAGTTACAAATTCTCTCGGAAATGTCTGATATTGTAGAGAAGAGAGAGGAAATTGAGAATCATGCAAAATTTATTTCTCAAACAATTGGCACCATCGATAATATAATATATGGTATAAAATATAAGGTTGAAATTGAACAAATAAGTAGAGGTAAATAATTATGGAACACATAATAAATGAACAGGAAATCATAGATGGAAATCTCAAGAAAAGACTTGAAGATTGTTATGATATGATTAAAGTATATGAAAGAGAAATCGAATTGATTCGAGAAGAGTGCAAACATGTGAAAACTGAATATGTTAATTATATGTGGGCGCCTGGTCATATTTCTCCACATACATTAGTGTGTTCTACTTGCGGAAAAGTAATGCCAAAAGAAGAAGATTTAGGATGGCAATCAATTTCTTCAGGATTAGGTGGAGATCAATATGATTATCTCGGGCAAACAACTAAAGATGAATTATCTTGATGAAAAATAATCTTAAAAAATGAAATATTATGGTAAATTACGTGAAGGTCAAATAGTAATACATGATGAAAAAATAAAATACATAAAAGATATAACTAAAAATAAAAACGAAGTAATTATCAAATTTGATGATGAAACACAAACATGCAATCAAAGCGAAATACAAGTTTTAGGCAGTAAAGAATAATGAAATAATGCATAATGGAATAATATATCGCGCCATTTCTCCATCAAATAAATTATATTATGGAAAAACTGTTCGCTCTCTACAAAAACGCATATTAGAGCATTATCGAAGAAAAGTTAATTGGTCATTTTCTAATGCCTTAAGAAAATATGGCATTGAAAAATTTAAGTTTGAAATAATTGAAACACATTCATCAGAATCACTAAAGGAACTAAATGATAAGCTTTCAGAAAGAGAAAAATATTGGATAAAATTACATAAAACTACAAATCCCAAAAATGGATATAATATGACTAAAGGAGGAGATGGTACTCCTGGTCATTCTTATATTTTTTCAGAAGAACATATTCAAAAATTAAGAGAATCTCATCGAGGAATAATTCAATCTGAAGAACAAAAAAGAAAAAAGAGCCAAAAACTTTTAGGACGAAAAAAGACGGAAGAACATAAAAAACATATTAGCGAAGGAAGAAAGGGAATAATATTTTCTAAAGAACATTGCGAAAATATGAGAAAAGCAAAATTAGGAAAAAAACGAGATGCGTCTAAAAATAACAGCTGATAAAAAATTTTTGCAAGTCGTTGATAGTACAGCTCTTGAATTAGAACAAATTCAATATAGTTTCACTAAACGTGTTGATAATTGGTTCATTATCAAGAAAAAAATACCTCATTGGGATGGAGAAGTCAAATTCATTGACAAGTATAATAGAATTCCGATAGGTTTGTGGCAAGAAATAAAAAAATTTGCTGACAAATATAGCTTTCCTTTAGAAATTGAAGAAGCAAACGAACTCTTTACCAATAGAGATTACAATGGTCAAGATTTTGATGATTGGGTAGAAGACTATTTCAAAGATGCCGAAGATTTCTATCCTAGAGATTATCAAACAGAAGCTTCTAAAAGAGTTCTAAAATACAGCTATTGCACTGAAGAAATTTCAACTTCTGGGGGTAAAACACTTATTGCCTTTATGATATTTAAATATTTGTTAGATAAAGGCATAATTAAACGAATGATTTATGTTGTTCCAAACATAAACCTTGTAACTCAAACAGAAGAAAAATTCTACGAGTATGAAGATCGTTGTAACAAAAAACCAAATTGGAAAAGTAAGTGTGTGTTTGCGGCAGCAAAGAAAACTGAAGAAGATGTAAATATTGTATTCGGAACATTTCAATCTTTAGCAAAAAAAGACCTCTCATATTTTCAGAATTTTGATGCAGTATGTATCGATGAAACCCATCATGCCAGGGCCAATTCTATAAAAAGCATTATAGTTAAATGTCATAATGCTAAATATAAATTTGGGTTAACGGGAACATTACCCAAGGAAGGATCTTGTGATTCCTTTATGATACAGTCTTATTTAGGTCCTAAAGTATATGAACTTTTATCTGCAGATTTAATTGCGACAGGTAATGCAACCCCTGTTCATGTAATTGGAATTGAATTAGATTATTTAACTACGGATTTAAAAAAGAAACTTTATGATCTTAGAAATGTCAGCGCTGATTTAAAAGATGGAGCCAAACTCTTAGCATTAGAAAAAGATACAGCTAGAGACGACCGTAAACGATTTAAATATGTTTGTGAAACAATTAATAAGAGTACAAAAAACTCCTTAGTTTTGTTTTCAGATATTAAAAATTCTTATGGTCGAAACATCTATGATTGGTTAAGAGAAAACTCTGATAAAAATGTATATTACATTGACGGAGGGACTAAAGCCGATAATAGGGACTACTATAAAAAGAGAATGGAAGATGAAGAACATGTTATTTTAATAGCTTCAATCGGAACATTCTCTGAAGGTATCGATATTCTTAATGTTCATAATATCTATATTGTTGAGTCAAATAAATCAGAATATATTGTACGACAAATTCTTGGTCGTGGTATGCGTTTAATGGAGGGTAAAGAAAAAATTCAAGTTATTGATTTCTCAGATAATTTTGAATACGGATCAGGCTTTCAAAAGAAAAATTACTTAATGCGCCATTCCGAAGAGCGAGAACGCATTTATAAAGATAAAAGATTTCCATTCAAAAGATTTAAAGTAAAGCTTTAAAATATATAAAATAAAGCTTTAAATGATTTCCGAAATTATTCATGAATTAATATATGATGCGGATTTTCCGTCGGACTATACCTCTGATTTATCTAAAGTTACGTGGTTTGCAAGAAAGCATAATATTTCATTAGCAGAATTAGCAGAAGGCCTTGCAAAATATCAAGAAACTTATAAAGATGATTCAAGTTGGAACCGTTGGATTAGTAAAGCCTTATTAGATGCAACAATTAAGGCTATACATATGCAAAATAAATTAGTTGGTAAATTGCCTAATTTAATGGACACTAAATTATATGGAACAGGAAATCAGGAATATGGTGCGGTAGTTAAAAAAGATAAAGAAGGACATTTTGTTGTGCATTTTGTTCAAAAAAGAACAGATGATGATAAAGGCACAATGACTGGAATCCCAAATGCACAATATTGGGATGGCACACCAGGACAATATTATGCATCTACCTTATTAGGATTAGATCATGCATGGGATAGAAGAATGGGTTCATCTATTTGTATTGATGGTGGCACAAATTGGTTTATTTATGGAACGGATAAATTGGCTGATGAGATAGAAGAAAAATACGGGGGTGAAATAAGAAAAGACGTAGAAAGAAAAAACAAAGAATTCGACGAATTAATGAAGAAAAGAGAAAGAGAAAGATTAGATATTAAAGAGTCTTATAAAGCCAAGAAAGTATTTGAAACATTAAGAGGGGATTAAAATCCCCTCTTTCTTTTATTACCACCACTTGAATGTGAAGTTTCCTTCACTATATTACATTTTTATTTTTAGTTTTATCGCCTTCCTTTACTCACGCCAGAACTAGTTGTACTTCCAGAACTTCTGCTCATTGAAGAAACTGAACTCATTGAAGAACCTGAACTTCCACTACTATAACTACTCGAAGAACTTCTACTAGGAGTTGAATATGACGAACTAGTATTTGGGGCCGAGTATGTCGATCGACTAGGTGCCGGTGACGGCGTATATGTTCTAGATTGTGTTGTACTTCTAGGTTGTGTAGGAGCCGAATATGATTTACTTGTAGATGAGTTATATGATCTATTAATTTGAGTGTTATTATATTGAGGTTTTGTACTCATTCTCGGAGAACTATATGAGGGTGTATATGATCTTTCAACACTATTATAAGTTGGCTTTTTATAAGCCTCTGTTCTTCTAGTTACGTTTGGCTCTTGTTTAGTTTGAACATTAGTTGATTGAGTAACTCCCTTACTATATGTAGATGTAGAAGTTCTTCTATTGATCTCATAAATAGAACCCTTTGAAGATGTAGTAGGGTATTTTTGATAAGTATTTCTGGAAGTGGATATATTTTTATTTGGAGATTGATAGGAATAATATCGACTTCCTAAAGCTCCATAACCTCTGTTAGGAGTACGATTGTTTATATAGATGTAATTGTATGTGTATGGATAATAGTTATAACCATACCAGTAATCATATCTATAAGGTGTGTACCAATAATTATAGGAATAATAAGGAATATAATAATAACGATCCCAATACCATGGGTCCCATCTAAACGGATTATAGAACGGATCATACCAGAAAGGATCATAATATCCATAATGAAATCTCCAATAAGGGCTATAATATGAGAATCCAAACCCGTAATTAAATCTGTAAAATCTATTTGCATAGGAAAAATCATCATCGAAAAGACGAGAAACATCTTCTACACCTTCTTCATATCCATCATTATAACCTCTATAATATCCTTCTGGTTTAGGTTGTTTTGGTTTTCTGTTAAATATCGTTGTAACATGTTTTTGATCCTTTGAAGGTTGATAATAAAGATCGTCATTTTCTACATTTTTAGTTTGTACTTTTTTGGTAGTATCAATATCACCATTTTTAATATAGTAATATTTTTCATAGTCCGACATTCCTGTCGTATCTATTTGGGCTGTCGCAATTAATCCTGTGATTAATAAAGCGATTGTCAATAAGAGTTTTTTCATTTTTTCAAGCGGCTATTTTAACAGTCAGATATATAATATATAGTTCAAAAATTGTGCCAAAAAAATTCAGGAGAACTTTCACTTTTTGATGAATAATATATAATATATAAAATAAAATTCTTATTATGAGAAAGTTTTATGATGTCTATAAAGAAAAGCAAACTAAGGCCACAGAATTATTCGAAAACAAGGTTTTAGGTGAGTTTAAGAGCGTTTATAGTACACTTCTAGATAAGTATAGAATATCTGACTTTTATACATTGAATGAGGAGGAACAGGTCACCTTCTTAGCCGAACTAAATTCCTATTGGACCGAGGAAGAGGGGTTATCTGAAAAAGGCAAGAAATTCTTACAGATTAGATCCGATGTATTAAGTGAGAGTTCAACTGTTCTTCAGAAGAGAAATTTCTTAAAGAATAAGACATCTTTAGTTATTAGCGAAGCACTTCGTCAATCAGAGCTCAAATGGAAATTATATGATATAATTGATGAAATGTATACTGAAGTACAAGCTAAAGGGGTTGCAGATATTCTTTCTCCAGATATTATTTCTGATATTATTCAAGAATCTATAAAACTTTCTACAGATAACTTTGTAAAAGAAATAAGATTAGAACTTAATGAAAGCGCTAAAGAAGTGGATGCTCTAAATGAAAAGAAAGATCCAAAAGCTGCTTTAAGAAATAGAGGTGATGTTGTTTTTCCTGCTGGAAGTAAAAGTGTAAAAGATGATAAAGATCATTTTCCTATTAATAGTGTAGCACAGGCTAGAAATGCTTTGGCAAGGGCAAATCAATATAAATCAGCTCCTTCATGGTACACAGGTTCTCTCGAATCATTAGTTAAAAAAGTATCTGGGGCAGTAAAGAGAAAATATCCAAGCATAAAAGTTTCCAAAGCAGCAGAAAAACCAGGTAAAGAGTAACTTATTATGAGAAGATTATTACGGGTAATTACCAAGAAAAATATTAAACCAAAACCAGCACCTCCAAAACCTGTTTCTACTAAGGTTGTACGAATGCGCGGTTGTTGTGGAGGAAAAAAGAAATGATAGTTAGAGAACAGTTAGGTATCAATTCTATTCTAAAGCCAAAATCTCAAGAAGATGTAACTAATGAGATAAGAAGACGTCTTGAGGGTAAACCACTGGAAACTATAAAAGAAACTGATAAATTTACTATTTACCAAGTAAAAAGAAGTGATGATATTAAAGAGATAGTTAAAGGTTTTGGTGGAAGAGACGAAGATGTATTCTATAATTTTTATTTAATTCTTGATAATTCTACAGTAGGCTTTAGACAAATAATCGGCGTAAAAGTAAGTCCTGATGGACAAATGAATGCAATGGACGCAAGAGGAACAAAAATTGAACCTGAATATCTAGATAAGTTTGCATAACATCCCTAAAGATAGTATCTTTAGCCCAACGCTCCTTAAGAGGAGCGTTTCTTTTTTGATATATAAATAAAACAATTATGCGAGCAAAATTCATCAATGAAAGCTGGAGAAACGAACAAATTAGAATTGTAGATGATATATTCGCAATATGGGATAAGTGGGAGTTTCCTAGACATCCACAGTCTGATAGAAGAGGTATTGAAATAGGATTGGGTGCTAATGGAAAATTTTTAAAATTTTGGTTTGCGGATGGATGGGATGATGACTTTTATGTGGATGTAGAAGAATACTTAAAGAATTATAAAATAAAATATTTTGGTCAAAAGGAACCAATTGAATGGGATTGGACAGATCAATCATTAAAAATTAGTCAAATATGATACATTACGTTTATATAACAACTAATATATTAACAGGCCAACAATATGTTGGTGACAGATCTTGCAAAAACATTTCAAATGATTCGTATTTAGGAAGTGGAACATATTTAAAAAATTCCATAAAAAAATATGGAAAAGAAAAGTTTATTAAAAAAGTAATCGATACATTTAATACTAGACAAGAAGCATATGAAGCGCAAGAAAAATATATTAATGAATATAATACATTATATCCAAATGGATATAATTTAAACAAGAGAGGAGGATCAAATATTAATGAATTTATTGGAATGTATAACAAAAATCATTCTAATTTGACCAAAGAAAAGATGAAAAAATCTCATCAAGGAAAAAAATTTACTGAAGAACATAAAAAACATTTAAGTGAGGCTTTAAAAAATAGAAAATTATCAGAAAATCACAAAAGAAAAATTGGTGAATCTGAAGTGGGAAGAATTTCCCCATTTAAGGGTCATTGTCATTCAAAAGAATCAATTAAATTAATTACACAGGCAACAATTGGTAAAAATAATCCAATGTTTGGAAAAAAACATTCCTTGAAATCTAAAGAAAAAATTTCAAAAACCTTAAAAAATATAAAAATATGTTAAACACGCTTACGTATCTCTTAGAAAAAAGAGGAGAGAAATATGTCGATGAGTTATTAAATTCAGATTTAATAATCACTGAGAAGTTAGATACTTATAGAGTCCTTTTTGAAAAGCACGGAGATCATTTAGTATTCTTTAAAAAGGACAATACTGAATTAAATCTAATTGAGAGAACACTAACTAATGTGTGGGAAGACGCCATTATCGAATTATCAACAATAATTGGAGATATTATGCTTCCTGAAGGTTTAAGATTTGGAGTGGCTTATACTCCAGTTGAACGCCCTATAAGAATTCCATATTCAAAAATTCCAAAATATGTTCTAACAGACATCACTTTACGTAAGAATAATAAAGTTGTGGAAGTTTATGAGTATGATGAAGTAAATCAATGGGCTACAACATTGGGTCTTGGAAGACCCCCAATTATTTTTGCAGGAATATTAAATGAAGAACAAAAGAACGTATTAAAAAATTATGCTGAGGGTAATCTAGAAAAATGGCATGAAAATTTTGCTAAAACAATCACCCGTCTATTCGGAGAAACATATTCAAAAGAAAATATTATAGAAGGCATTATAATCAAGAGGGATAAAGATCTAGCTCAAATAGTTTCATATGAATTTGATATTCTTAATGAAGCATATGAAAAAGAAGAATCGTCAAGAGATTTTTATGACTTAATACTTTTGAATCTAAATAGATTCATGGATAATTATCAAATTCCAGTATTAGAAGGCAAAACATCTGATGAGATGTATTTAGAATTGACCTCTGATATTTTTAATAAATTTTGTGATCAATTTCCAAATATAGTTGAAAGTGTTAAACCAGATTATTTAACGCCACCAGCATATGGATATTATGGAGGATTGAATTTGTTATTAATTAAAAATAAGAAAACTATCGATATTCTTGAGAAAGGCGGAAAAATTTATGAAGCTTTATTTAGAATTATTATATCTTCATTACGTAAACCTAAAAAGGAATTTGGATTGTTATCAGAATCAGCTGTAAATAAATTCAATACATTTGTGAATGTCATTAAGCATGTAATTAATGAAGAAGTAGAAACCCAACCTCAAGTAGGTTTATTAGTAGAAAACACAATCAATGAAGTTAGATCTGATAATGTTGTTATTGGCGCAATGACTCATAGACAGTTATCCGATATTGACAATATGAGAGTCATCGCATCTGTTCAAAAGGCCTTTGAACCTGCTATGCTAGATGTTGTTAAAGGAAAAGAAAAAGTCGTAGTATACATAACTGAATGTCGTCCATTTACAACTTCTCAAGTGGAAAATATAAGGTCTATGCATCGGAATTGGAAATGTCCCGTGGTTATTGGTTCCGTTTCTAATGAAAGAAGAATGAAAGGTAATAAATTTTTATTTACCGATGATCTTATTAAAGCACAACTAGACGCAGTTGCTATTGAAAATAAAGATGTTGTCATTGCATATTTCTTAATGCAATCTTGGAGTTTAACTGAGTTGTTTCAATATTTGCGTCCAAAATTTGAACCAATAGCTCTTATAACAGATACTGGAAAAAAATCACAATTTGCGATACAGTTATATTTTGAAGATGAAGTTATGGGTGGTCGTATTGGAGTTGAAAAGGATTTCAATATTGGAGAAATGGATAATAAAGATCAACTTCCGGCTTTTAGAGCTATTGAAGATAAATTGATCGTAAAATTTAAAGAAGTAACACCTCCGTCTATTTGGGGATTATTTGATTCAATGTCAAGCGAATACCGAACTTGGAGCGGTCAATTTATATCTGTTGATTTTAAAGAAAATAAATTCGTATAATGAGGGCCAAGTTCATATATGAATCTATTGGAGATATTTTAAAACCTAAATCAGACAAAGAAATTCTTACAAATGCTAAGGATATTTTTCCTTCAAATTTAAAAGAACATTATATAAATTTTGTTATAGAAAGAGAAGCTATAAAATCTCGTGTATGGAATTTTTCTTCTGAAATGTACATTTTAGTTATAGGAAAAGATTTTTTAGATAATTTATCATATTGGATAATGTTTAATGGTTGGGATGGATGGAAATCAATGAGAGAAGGTTATTTATATGATGTAATACATAAGATCGATGAAGGAGATTTGTATGATTTAGATAATCAAGGATTTAAATGGAGAAAAATTTATAAGCAAATTAAATCAGAATATCCAAATATTTATAAAGAAGCACTTAAGAGACCAATAATAAATAAATAAAATAAAAGCTTATCATGGCAAAAGTCTATATGAAAGTAAAGAGAATCAATGAAGATGTAAGTATTACAGATTCAACTCTCGCACAACAATATCTTGCAGTTAAGAAGCAGATGGCTGATAAACAGACTCGTAGAGATAACTTAATGAAACAAGTTAATCAGTTAGATTCGGAGATGAATATCTTGCAAAAGAATTTAATCGCAATAGAAGCTAAATCCGCCGCTGCGAGTGTTAAATCAGAAGAAAAAGAAAAAGCACAACCAGACAAAAAGGCTGCTGAAACAAAACCAGCAGAAACAACTACTACAGAAGCTAAACCACAAGAAGGAACTAATGAATCATTTACTCCAAATCCAGAATTTGAAAATTTTATGGAAGAAGTAATCGCAAGCATCGATGAAACATATCATGATGGTGAAGGATTAGTTTACCAATATAAACCTCTTATAAAAAAATATTTTAAGAAGGGAGAAACAGCAGAAAATGTTGCCTCTATGATTATTGAAATGGAAACCAATTGGAAAGATACTGGGGTTGAATTTAATAAAATTCGCCAAGCTTGGGGTGGTGATGACGAAAACGAAAGCTATATCGGAGGGGATAACATAGGAAAATTTAATGCAAATATGCGAACACCAACAAGAGTTGCTGAATCCATTTATGACGATATAACTAGTTCAATACAAACTGAATTAGAAGATTTAGAAAAGGAACTTCAGAAATTAACCGATATTAAAGATTATATTGAAAATTACGATAATCAAGGTGTTAAAGATAATCCAGAAGATGTAGACATTGATATTAATATTAACGTAGATGGAGAAGGTGAAGAAGAACAAGTTCCTGAAGAACTTCCTGCGATTCCTCAAGACACAATAGCTCTTCCATCACCTGATGAAGAAGATGGAATGTTTATGGGTGTTCCCGAAACTATCGAGGATTATGATGAAGATAAAGATTATAGTAATATAAGTGACGAAATTGTCGATACGGAGGATCGACCTGACCCTTTTACTCCAGGGGAAGAGGAGAAAATAGTAGACGAAACCCTAAAAGCTGAAGATAAAGCTCCTTATGTTCCCCAACTTGTTGAACAAGAAGATATTGAAACAGAATTAGAATTAATGAATTATGAGGATGAAGATGAACCTCAAGATGAATACGTTTTTTATATTCGTTTAGAACCTGATACAGATGAAGAAGTAGTTGCAAAAATCTACAAAGAAGATGAAGATGATGAATGGACCACAAGAGTTGTAAAAGGTGATGAAGCTATTCAAGATATTCAATTTGATAATCGTTTAAATAAATTAGATATTATCGGGTACTTAGCTAATTTATTTGGAGAAGTAGAAGAAATAGACAAAAAAGAATACGAATATCTTTTAGATGACAAAGAAAAAATAGACAAAGAATATTATGAAAAATTGGAAAATTGAAAAATTACAAGCTGGAGAAACAATAATAAGTAAAGAACCTGGAAATTCAATGACTCCTATATTGATGTCCAGACAACCAGTAGAGATTACACCATGTACATGGGAAGATGTAGAAGAAGGAGATATAGTTTATTGCAAAGTTAGGGGATCGTGTTATACTCATCTCGTTAAAGCTAAGAATGATAAACGAGGGGTTTTGATTGGGAATAACCATGGCCATTTAAATGGTTGGACTAAAAAAGTTTATGGCAAAGTAACTAAAATAATAAATGAATAATGCCTACTAAAACTGATAAGAGCCTATGGGATTTATTTATGACAAAATTTAGAGATATTGTATTCATTATTCTATTTTTTGCAACATCCATTGGCTGGATAGTAACTTCCACTACAAATAAAACTAAAATGAAAGTTGTTTTAGAACAAAATACTCAAGTAATAAATGAGCTCAAACAAGAAGTAAAAAAAATCAACGAGTATATAACTAAGCAATCTGAGTTAAATGGCCAAATCATTCAATATATGAAAGAAAAATGAAAAAAATTTTACTAGTTATTTTACTTTTTGTAATTTCATCTTGTGGCAATACTTATAAAAAAGAAATTCCCGCAAATGATAGCGTCATGTTTCAAATCGATACAATGATGCCTTTACCAACACCCGCCCCTGCTGAAGAACCTACACTAATTATTGCTGAAATACAAAAAGATTCGTTAAAAATTCGAAAAAGTTCTTCTATTTCAAAATTAGATACAACTTCTGTTGTTCGTGACCTACGAAAACATATAGAAGTTATTGATAGTCAACAAAAACAACTTGACTCTCTTCTTAAGATGAAGAAGAAAAAATGATGTTATGTTAAACTATGCAATTTATTAATTTCAAACATGAATATATAATAAAAAAATAAAATTTAATGTTATGAAAAGATCGTATGTTCCAGTTACGCTTGACGCGTATCTTAATGAGAGCAAAACTATAACACTCAAACGCGGATATGGTGAAAGACAACCAGTAGTCGTTGGAGCAACAGCCCCATTAAGAAATCAGGTTCTATCTTTTGTTGCTGAAAGCCAAAGAGTAACAAAGACAGACCTTAAAAAATTTATTGCCGGATTAAATGAAGGTTCTAAGAATCCTATTGCTTCTGCAAATATGTGGTTACAGAGAAATTCTAAATTCTTTGTTACTGAAAGTAAAAATGGCATAACTTATTTTAAATTGTCTCCTATCGGACAAAGATTGGCTAAGAGATTTGCAAGTCCATCACAGATTTCAGAATCAGAAACCAAAAACATTCGTAGAAAATTAAACGAAATGGCTCCTCTTAAATCTTTAAGAAATATTAGAAGTTCTAAAGATCTTGAAGATTTTGATGAAGAAGAACTCGAAGACGAAGTAGGTAATTATGATTTTGTAGATCGCACAAAAGGTTATCCACGTCCAGGACTCTATGACGAAGAAGTTGAAGAATGCAACGAAGAAAAAGAAGAAATTGAAGAATGTGACAAAGAAGACAAAAAAATGGATGAGTCTACAAAAGAAAGAATCAAAAAGATTATCGAAAACATCAAAGCCAAACGTGGTCAGAAATTAAATGAAGCTGAAGAAGAGGAAGCTGAGGATGAATTAACTTTTGATGATCTCGATTTAGGTTCTGAAGATGAAAAAGAAGAAGAAGGTGAAGAGCTTGAAGATGAAGGTGAAGAAAAAGAAGAAGAAGGTGAAGAGCTTGAAGGTGAAGGCGAAGAAAAAGTAGAAATAACTGAATTCGTCATTACAGTTGATAATGTTGAAGAAGCTATTGAAGAATTATCTGAAGAAGGTGTAGATGCTGAACAAGTAGTTGACGAAGAAGGAGAACCTGTTGAAAATCAGATTAAAGTTTCTGCTGATTCATGGGAAGCTTTAAGAGGATGGCTTGAAGAAAAAGGTGTTGATATCGAAGAAATGTTTGGTGGAGAAATAGAAGTAGAAGACGAAGAAGGTCTTGAAGGAGAAGAAATCGAAGGTGACGAAGATCTTGAAAGTGCTGGAGAAGAGGGTGCTGAAGAACTAGAAGGTGAAGATTTCAGCCTAGAAGGAGGAGACGAACTTGAAGGTCTTGAAGGAGAAGAAGGTGAAGAACTTGGAGAAGAAGAGGATGTAGAAGAAAGTGTAGAAGGTATGGAAAGAGAAGAAAATCAAAAAACTCCTAACCTAGTTGCAGGAAAACAAAAACAAACTCCAATGAAACAAACAGAATTTTCTGGTGGAAAACAAGTTACTATAACAGTTAAATAATTTAAAAAATTCTTTATAAAGGGGGTCTAAATGACCCCTTTTTTATTATATTTGCTTTTCGAATATATAATTATGAGGGCAAAAACTGTGCGTAATGAAGCCGTAATCTTTGATTTTGATGATACTCTTGTGAAAGATTCAGCAAGATCCCATTTATACCGAGATGGTAAATACATAAGATCCATGGATGCTGATGAGTTCAATCATTATATCAAACAACCTAATGAAGAATTTGATTTCAGCGAATTTGATAATGCCAAATTTATTAAAGCTAAAAAAGGTCCTGCTTGGTATTTACTTCATATTTATAATGACGCTGCAGAAGAAGCAAGATCATATGTTCCTATTTTTATCATAACAGCAAGAAGAGAAACTGTTAAACCAGCAATTATTGAATTTTTAAGAAGAAATGAAATTAATAATCTTCCTGCTGAAAATATCTATTGTGTTGGCAGTCCAGATGTTAGGGCTGAAGATATTCCACAATTAAAAGAAAAAATAATTCTTTCTGAAATCAAACCATATTATTCTAAGATCACTATCTACGATGATAATGATCTTACCATAAATCATCTAAAAACTATTCCAGGAATTAACGCAGTTTTGATAAAGTAATATATAATAAAAAATATGTTACTTATGAATGAAGATGTCATGGGTGGAGCAAGTACCCCAATGTCCACTTTAAATAATACTCCAGGAATGGGTAATGCAACACCCCCACAATCAAACTCATCAGGAAGTGGGGATAAATGGGGGGACTCTTCTCTAGGTCCTTATACTCAAAAATCTAATGAAGAATTTTATCCCTCTCTTGATCTTGTTTTAAATGAGGAAAATATTAGTCCATATGATAAAATTGGTTCGATGATGGCCAAAAAGATGGGGGTTCCATTAAATTTTAAAAAGGGGAAAAATACAAGTGCTAGTGAAGTACATCAAACTAAT